AGGCGAAGTGTTTACTGCAAGTCCAGCCAAGATTGTAGTATTCCCTAGCGGACTACTTTTTTCTTCATTCAACAGGAATTCTTTTACTTCATCATCAAAAAAAGATATATCCTTCTTCTTAGCCCTCAAGTCATTGAACGCAAACATCAAACACATTTTTTGAATCATTGTATAGTCATATTCTACAGAAAGAGTGTCATCTTTTTTGTACTTCACTAAAAAATACTTCTCAATAAATTCTTTTGCATAAGAATCGATGTACGAAATCCTATTGTTATTACAGTCTGTACAAACATCCTTCACCATAGGGTCCCCTTGATGCACGATACTTCTCTTTCCGTCTATTGTTGCGAAGCATTCCGGAAATAATCCAAGTATTCCACTTGATATTATATGCTCTTTAGTCCCTTTAGCTTCTTTTCCACAATAAGCACAAATTATACATAGCCACCTCCTGTTATCTATTCCACTGCCAAGTTTGGCCCTTAGTATCGAGTGGCTTGAACTGCGGTTATCGCTGTTATCTAAATTACTGCCACAACCCCTGACATCTAATCCACAGCCTAAACCCTACCACTCTTTTTCTGTTCCCCGGCAAATTCGCTTAGTGGATATGTTTCCATATAAGAAAACCGAGCTTTTTCAGAAGTCAGGCTTCAAATCCAAACCTCCGAAAAAGCCCGGAAATACGCCGCTTTCTGTCTTTTATTTATCTTTCTTTGACATCAATACTACGCACTCAACGTGCATCGAAACCGACTGGATAATATCATCAGCTGTTGGAAATGCAGTTTATTTCGGGCAAAAATCATAGTTGAGTGTGTAATTTGAATGACATTAACACACTTTTGCAGTTCGCCTGCAAGACTCCAACGAATCAGTTTTTTATATAACACTCCCCTGAATAAAACACTCTTTTAAATAGTCCCTTGGCTGATAATAAAAATCGGTATTATAATTTGAAATCGCATCGCTGATCCATGATGTGAAAACTGTCATAATTTCTTTTACCGTTATATTTTCAAAAGAGTCCTCTATTAAACGCTCATATACTGCTCCAATTGTCCAATAGTCCGGAACGGTATATTTGCAGGATGCTACATTATCAAATTCCCCGTCTGGTATATGAAGCAATTCAATATATCTGTCGGCAACAGAATCAATTACTTCACAATGCAAAATATCAGCATTCCGGTAAATACGGCTTATCGTGTTTTCGCCAAGAAAATTTACAACCGCACTCCTCTTTTGACAGCATTTTCTGCCTATGAATTCAATCAGGCTGCACGTATAAAATAAAGCTGGATCATTCTTACTCATTCACTTCATATCCTTTCAAAAATTCAAGCGTTGTGAGTGCTTTTGCCGTATGAAAACTGATCTGATGCGTTGGCTTTTTAAATTTAGCAAGTTCCCAGAATGCAGCTCTTGAAATTTTACCGTCTACAAAATCCTGCACATAATTGAATATTGTATCATTCGCCATTGGTCCTTCTACAATATCATAATCATGTGGCTTGCCAAGCCGACAACTTGCAATAAAATCAAGCCATTCTTCCGTCATTTCAGGAAAAATAAGCGTTTTCAATTTTTCATTTGGTCTGTACAAATACTCGTTGATGATACCCTTTCCTGTAAATCTCGTTGCCCACCTTCTTGCCTGCTCCGGCATCATGGTGCAATAGAATCCAAAATAAAAATCTTTGTTATATTTTGCAACTCGAATTTCAGGATATTCAACAATCTGCGTACTTCCATGATATATGATGATATCCTTCATAATTTTTTCTCCTTATGAACAACAAATGCTTTTCAGCTATCCACCGAATGTAGTAGTTCACACACTCATCCCAACGTACAAAGTTTATTGTATGCCTCTCTTATAGTTTCAGACATCAGTATTCTACGTTGAGTCAAGAATTCGGTATACTCCATTTTCTCGAATCCAAGTGGCAGTGCGTGTTGTTTACAGCTTATCTTGTACTGCTCATCACCAAGTTTCTTCTTGAAACGTTCAACATATTCCACTGGTGGGTCATCACTGATCTCAATGTTTGTCGGATAGTCGATGTACGTAAAGTTGGCTATTTGATTTCTGTCTCTGTCATTATCGAATCCAATTGATGTAAGGTAGTTTTTCGGGAAAATATGATGTTTGTCGATGGAACTCTTACTGCCATTGCTACCCATTGTAAAGAACTGCGAAAGTGGTGTTGTACTGAAAAGCATGGGGGTATTCAGTACGTTTAATGATGCTAAATAAGCAAACCACTCAGGTGAAATTGATGAAGAGCTGTTAAGACCATTTGGCAGAGTATATCTGAAGAAATCATCGGTAAATCTTGTGTTTATAACATCTTCAAGATAATCTATAAACTCATCAGCAGTATTCACCTTTTTCAAATCTGCAAATTGTTTTTCTACCTCTGATTCTGTTGAACCAGTGTAAAAACTTGTTACAGTAGACATAAAAATCCATCTTGTAAGGATATTCTTTAACTGCATTGAACTCAGCTCATAATCATATTTACCTAATAAATATAGCACATAGCTGAAAACAATTGTATTGGTTGAAGATATGATTGTACTCTTCAAGTAACCTGCTTGCATATAGATATTTAGGAAACTATGCCAATTATTTAAGTCAAGAACAGTATCAAGGCTATTTTTAAAGATGCTGAGATTCTTACTCTGCTCGTCCTGTGAGATTTCTCCAGTATTCAGATTCTTACCACGCAGAAGCATATAAGCATATTTCAGCCTTGCTCTTCTGAATCCTACGCCTACTGTCATTCTAATAATATGTGCAGGGTCAAGTTCTATCAGTGGATTATAAGATGTCTTATCAGCAGGGATTCTTGATTCTGCACAAAACCGGTTTATTCTGTCATGTACTCCGTTATCATAAACTGCAAGCAATGTTTCAATGAAGTTCTTTTCTGTCAACTTTTGACCACCAGAGTTTACTCTTACGAAAATATCTGCTACATCCTGCTCATCTGCACCTGCTTCAATTTTCAAAGTTGGTAACAAATAGATTTTGAGATCAAGAAGGTCTTTCAGATTTTGCTCTATGATGTCTTCTTCATCATCTGTCAGAGGTCCTTTTCCATTTTTTTCTCTGCTCTCATTAGCTTTTCTGATATACGCCTTACGGAATTTTGAAGAATCGTGATTTTCATCAGCTTCAAAAGCATCGCTGATACAGCTTATCCACTCTGCATCACGCTCATATGCCATTGACCAAACTGCAAACTCTCTGGTTTGAGGATTAAAAGCAATCTTAATTTTACGTTCTTTATACGATTTATCCCTGATTACTATACCACACATTGCCGCAAGCAGTGCTGTCAGTCTTTGCTGTCCGTCAATTACAAGTTCACTCGGAATTTTATGACTTTTATCATTGTCTCCGATTTGTTTTGCATTTTCATAACTTTGCGGAGTAGACCAAAGCATGATGTAGCCTATTGGATAGCCTTTCATCATAGAATCCAACAAGTCACGCACCTTTACATCCGTCCAGACAAATGGTCTTTGCAAGTCAGGAAGACCAATGCTCCCGATTCTGACCTGCATCAAAAGTTCTCCAACTTTACTTGGTATATTATTAAATAACTCTTTACCCATCGCTAATATTTTCCTCCTAACCTTGATACTTCTTAAAGTTCTCAGCCTGATCAAGAACTTCCTTGTACACGTCATCTATCGTTACAGGAGGATAATCGAATTCATCCAGCAAGAGTATTAAATCGACCTGCAGGTTTGCCTTTATATCTTCACGAGTAGCCCAATCCGTATACTTAGCTTTGTCATCAACAATGAGCTTGATTCGTTTTGACAACTCAATCATTTTATCTTCCGGATATTCAAATTCATACTTCTTGGCAACTGAAAAAAGAATATCATAAAATGCTTTTTCTTCAAAATCAATTCCCATATCTTTAAACGAATCCTTTTCGTTCTTCAATTCGGAAAGTAGCTTTGCAAGTTGCTCGGCAACATCATCAAGAACTTCATTTGCATAAGCTTCATCACGTCTTCTGTTGTTATACTCATCAACAACGTGTCTCATCCTATCTGAAAATTCAATTCCCTTAATTCGATTTACTTTCTTGAATTCATCAATAGCCTGAGATAGCAGTCTCTGTAAAATCTTAATTTTGGTATTTGGAAGCTGTATTGCATTTATGCGATTGAGGTACTCTTCGCTGAACACATCTATTTCAATATGCTTACCTGATTCAAATAGTTCCTCAATTCCATCGGACTGAATTGCACCTTCCAGCAACTCACGAACACGAGCATTCATCTGTGAAATATCAGGAGCTTCTCCTTTTGTCAGTTTGAAAAGTACAGAACGTACAGCACAATAAAAGTGAATGCGGTCTTTTTCTTTCTCAGAGAACTTTTCACTCGAACTGCAAAGATTAAATGCTTGTTTCATTCTTTTTGTTGCAGCCATAAATCTTGTCTCAAGTTCAGATGAAAGCTGGACATACTCAACTGCTCTGTTTATACAATCAAGCTGCTGTTTTGGAGTTCCTTCAAAAAAATCTCTGCTATTAAAATTATGGAACATCTGAGCAAGAACATCCAACTGATCTTTTACAATTTTGATCGACTGTTCTATTCCCTCAAATTCGTCACTTTCATAATTGGTGTATTTCTTCAGAGCAAGATTCATGTTTTTCTTGATCCCGATATAATCGACAATAAGCCCTTTGTCCTTTCCTTCATATACTCTGTTAACACGAGAAATAGTCTGTATCAATGTATGCTGCTGTATTGGTTTGTCAATGTAAATCGTATCAAGAGCCGGTACATCAAAACCTGTGAGCCACATATCCACAACAATAGCAATTTTGAAATTAGAGTGAATATTTTTAAACTGTCTGTCAAGTTCTTTTCTGTCCTCTTTCGTCCCAAGCATTTCATAAAGTTCACGCTCGTCATCTTTATTTCTTGTCATTACAAGTTTTATCATCTCGACAGGTTTAAGTTCTTTTTTCTCCTTTTCAGTAAGCTCAACGCCATCCGGACATACTCTTTTTTCCGTCCATTCAGGTCTTAATTCTCTGATAATTTTATACAGACGATATGCAATATCTCTATTTGAACAAACAAACATAGCTTTTCCGGCTACTGTTGCCCCTTCGGCTACACGAGTTTCATAATGAGAAATAAAATCTTCTGCTACTGCTCTTAATCTGTCAGGATCACCAATGATAACATCAAGTTTGGCAACAGCTTTCTTGCTTTCTTCAATCTGATATTCACTGGAACCATCTTCAGCACACTGGTCGTAGTATTTCTCAATTTCCTGAATCTTGTCCTGATTCAATGTAACCTTTGCAGCTCTGCCATCATATACGAGATTTACTGTAATTCCGTCCTCAACCGCTTCCGTCATTGTGTATGCATCTACCACCGGACCAAACACTTCAATAGTCGCATCGATTGGAGTTCCTGTAAATCCTACATATGTAGCATTCGGCAAAGAATCTCGGAGATACTTTGCAAAACCATATTTTTTATAATAGCCACTTTCATCTTTCTTATCCTTACGATTAAGGTTTACCTGAGATCTGTGTGCTTCGTCAGAAATACAAATTACATTGGGACGGTCGGTCAAAAGTTTTATATCTTCTGAGAATTTTTGTATTGTAGTCAGATATACCCCTCCGCTTGTTCTGCCACGGAGTTCTTCTCTGAGTTTTTCACGAGACTCAATACTGACAACTGTTTCATCGCCAATATATTTTTTAGATGCCAAAAACTGCTTTGAAAGCTGGTCATCAAGGTCTGTTCTGTCAGTAATAATAAGAATTGTAGGACTTCTGAGGTCTTTTGACTTCATCAGCATTCTTGTTAAGAAAAGCATTGTATAGCTTTTGCCACAACCTGTCGCACCGAAATATGTACCGCCCTTACCATCACCATGCGGTTTCATATGCTGCTTAATGTTTGCAAGTAATTTTGTTGCAGCGAAAAACTGAGGATAGCGACATACAATTTTCAAGTCATTATCGGAAGAATCAGGGAAATATATAAAGTCCTTTACAACGGAGAGAAGTCTGTCTTTACGAAACATACCCTTAACCATAGTAATAAGTGAGCTTATTCCATCGAAATCCTTATCTGTAGATTCAATTTTTCTCCATGAATAAAAGAAATCATACTTTGAAAAGAATGAGCCATATTTATTATTAGCTCCATCACTGATCACAACAAAGGCATTATATTTAAATAATTCAGGAATATCACGCTTGTAGCGAACAGTAAGCTGCTTGTATGCGTCCATAATAGTTGCATCCTCACGGACAGCACTCTTGAACTCAAACACAACTATCGGCAGTCCATTTACAAATAAAATCGCATCAGGTATTCTAATCTGATTGTTTACACCTTCAATTTCAAATTGATTCACTATTTTGAAGATGTTGTTTTCTATATTCTCAAAATCTATAAGATTAATATAAAGGTCTTTCTGACTTCTGTCCTCACGATTAAGAATAAATCCGTCACACAGCATTTTACAGATTGACTTATTAGCTTCGTATATCGAGCCGGATATGCTTCGTAAAGACAGAATTATCCCGTCAATTTCGTTCTCAGTTAAATTTTCTGATGCATATTTATCTTTCAGATAGGATTTTATATCATTCTCAAGCAATACTTCAGTTTGTTTCCTTTGAATCATATCGCCGCTGATATATTCGTAATTTTCATCCTGAAACAGCTCCATGATAGCCATTTCAAGGGAATGTTCGTTAAAAGTGGACATGAGATCCTCCTTTCGTGAGTTGTAAGATTAATGATAATTTAGTGGCTTAACCAACCAAGCGTGAAAGTAGTAGGCTGGATAGTTCTTGAAGTCGTATTATTTCGCTTTTGTTTTCAGCTATAGTTTCAAAAACATCTTTTGCTTTCTTGTTAAAGGCTCCAATTTGTTCAATGTCGGGTTTTGCAACTTCGATGTTGTTTAGAATCTCTTGTGTGAGTAGTTGCTGACCCGTGCCAACGTGATGATTAAATAAGTTAAGCCCTTTCAAAAGGAAGTAATCGAAGAACTCATCCTTTGAAATCTTCGATTTAGCATAAATGGCATTATCGCTTACCCAACAAATGCCTTGTTCAAGATACACGCTACCGCAATATGCACCAACACGACCGATAAGAATAGCATTTTCGATATTATGTTGGTCGGTGTAGGACAAAACGCCATTACCACCATAAACAGGAATAGCTCCGTCTGTCTTCGGACGAGATTTTCCGTTACCAAAAGACATTAACTCGCTTAATTTAGAGCGTTCTGTGGCATCATTTAAGGAAAACATATCAGCAAATATCGTAGCCAATGTTGCTTCTAAATTATCATTTATCTTCTGTTTCAAGGCAATTCTGTCAGTAATCGCCTTATACCGATTTACTATTTCAAATTGCTTCTCAATAGGTGGAACTGGCAATTTCATTTTTGCAAATTCATCCCACGGCATACTACCACGAACCCCACCAACAGCTATAAATGCAGCTTCTCTATCAAATTCAGGTCTCTTGAACCACATATCCAAATATTCTGGCAAACAAACATTATTATCCTTAATTCTGAAAATTGGATAAGCGGGTGACATAATAGCAACATCACAATCATCTAATCTCGCTACTGGAATCTTAGAATCCCTACTGACCTGCATAAGACTTACAGCAAAATCATTTTTACGTATTATCTTATACTTTGAGAGGTCGGTGCCATTAGTGTTTGCAACAGATTTTATAAAACATTTGTCTATACTGACACCAATAAGATTATTTATTTTGTTGTCAGTATTTCTTTCGTCTACTCTTTCCACCAATTCGTCTATTGACCTATACATTATGCATCTTCCAATCTTCTCTGATATTGTGTCGATTATAATTTGATTTCATATCCCAACTCCTTAAACACAGCCAACAAATCCGTTGTTGACTCTCTTTCCTGTGCCAACAAATCAGACAATTCACTTTGAAGCTGCTTCATTTTTGCATCAAAGTCAATGTTTTCATCTCTGTTAACAAACTCAATGTAACGGCTCGGAACAAGAGTAAAACCCTTTTCCGCTACTTCATCATATGATGCACTATAGCAGAATTCAGGAACATTCTCATAGGTTTCCTCATATCCGACCTGCTGCCACGCATGATAAACATCCGCAACTTTCTTTCTGTCGGCTTCAGTAAGTTCGATGTACTTCTTTTCATACGGACTTCCCATTTGACGGAGATCCATAAACAGAATTTCACGCTCACGGTCTCTATAATTTTTTGTTACTCCGTTCTGCTCGACAGTTCTTGCCTTTTTGTTTTTATTCAATATCCAAAGAGTAACACTGATATCAGTTGTATAGAACAGGTTTCTCGGAAGAATAATAATTGCTTCTACAAGGTTATTCTCTATAAGTTGCTTTCTGATTTTCAACTCTGTTCCGTCATCAGATAATGCTCCGTTAGCAAGTAGAAATCCTGCAACGCCATTCTGGGACAGCTTTGAAACGATATTCAAAATCCATCCATAGTTCGCATTGCTTGTAGGTGGAACTTCATATCCATTCCAACGAGGATCATCAATAAGTTCATTATCAGCTCTCCATTCTTTCTGATTAAATGGAGGGTTCGCCATAATATAATCTGCCTTTAAGTCCTTGTGCTGGTCATTAGTAAAAGTATTTGCAGCCATTTCACCAAGGTTTGCTGAAATCCCCCGAATTGCAAGATTCATCTTTGCCAGTTTATAAGTTGTATTAGTATACTCCTGACCATAGATAGAAACTTTCTTTTTGTTTCCGCTGTGAGCTTCAACAAATCGGATTGACTGAACAAACATACCACCTGAACCACAACAAGGATCATAAAGTATTCCATCATACGGTTCAATAAGCTCAGCAATCAGATTTACAATACATTTTGGTGTATAAAATTCTCCCTTACCTTTTCCTTCTGCAAGAGCAAATTTTCCGAGAAAATATTCATATATACGTCCAATAATGTCATTTTCAGAATCATCTGTATTGATTTTGTCAATTTCGTCAAGTAATGATGCCAGTTTGTTTGTATCAATATGCAATCTTGAATAGTAGTTGTCAGGTAATGCTCCTTTCAACGCAGGATTGACTTTTTCAATGGTATATAGTGCGGTATCTATCTTCAATGCTATATCATCCTGTTTTGCGTTTTCCATGATATAACTCCAACGGCTCTCCTCAGGAAGATAAAATACATTATCTTTTGTATAAAAAGCAACGTTATCAACGAATTTATCACCATATTTCTCAGCAATCATTTTTCTCTGTGCTTCAAATTTATCACTTGCAAATTTTAAGAAAAACAAACTGAGGACAACATGCTTATATTCTGCCGGTTCAACTGAACCACGTAATTTATCGGCAGATTTCCATAGAGCTTCTTCCATTGATACTTCTTTTTTAGGCTTCTTAGCCTTTGCAGCTCTTGCCATAATATTTTCTCCTGTATTTCCGTATTGACTCATAGTGAATTTTTTATTGCAATTCCTGATGTGTTTGTTCGTCAGAACTCAACGATGTCATCTTGTACAATTCTCATAATACCGCCAATACCATATTTCTGACGCTTATTATTTATAATGCTAAAAATACGTTCTTTTTATATTATACCATATCAGATGTTCAAAACTTTAATATCTGAACACGTTTTTTATATGTTATCAATTTATTATAGCACAATACCACAAAATAATCAAGTGATTTGGCATGAATCTTTGTATGATCTCTAAAAAATCGACATTGCATTCCATTTTCCAAAATTTTTCAGAAAACCTATTGACAAAAGAATCAGCATATGATATAATAGCATCATAGCTTGTATGCAACCAAGCTAACAGCAAAATTCTTCAATAGATTTTAGTGTTTAAAGTAAAAATGTGTTTTATTTAAAGTGAATTGTATAAATCTGATTATATTGTATTTTATTTAATTTTAATCTAAAAGTAAGTTTAATGTGTTTAATTTGATTGTTATTTAAAAGAAATGAGTGAATTTAAGGTGAATGATAGAAACAACCAAAGCTTTGGAGAATTTCTCAAAGCAAAACGTGAACAACAAAAAATAACAATGCGTCAACTGGCAGAAAAGTTAGGAGTATCTGCTCCTTTTTTAAGTGATGTAGAAAAAGGCAGACGTAATTCTCTTGACATAGACAAGCTTGACATACTAAAACAAATTCTTTCTTTATCTGAAGAAGAATACCATAAAATGTTGGATCTGGCAGGTAAACAGCGAAATACTGTGGCTCCTGATCTTCCTAAATATATTATGGACAGAGATTATGTTGCCGCTGCTTTAAGAACTGCACGAGATCTTGATGCTGGCGAAGAAGAATGGTTACGTTTTGTGAAGGAGCTGAAAAACAGGAAAGGATGAACTACACTTAATGGACACTTCCTACTATGCCAAGGATAAAAACAATATTCCCATTTTAAGTCAAGACCAGATTGATAATATTGCTGAAATGGAACTAAAAAAATTCCAAAAACAAGCCTTAACACGTCCAACAGAAATCGACATCGATGGTTTTCTTGAAATGCATCTTCATGTTACGCCCGATTATCAGTACCTATCCCACAATATGGTGTATTTGGGTATGTCAGTATTTTATGACACAAACGCAATTCCAATCTATGACGAAATTGCAGGTCGTGCTGAATATTTGAGTGTAAAAGCAAATACCGTAATTTTTGACAGAAGACTTGTCGAAAACAAAAGCCAAGAACATCGTTATCGATTTACCGGTGGACATGAAGCAGGTCATTTTGTACTTCACTCTTCTTATTACAGAAGAAACAGGTCTCTCGGAAAAAGCGACAATTTGTTCGCAAAATGTCACACCAGCAGTTTATGCGGTATGAAAAAAGGCAACCTTGTAACAGATAATGACTGGCTGGAATGGCAAGCAAATCAGTTTTCAAGCTCTTTGCTGATGCCAAAATCAGCGGTTCTACTGTTATATAGAAGTATAGGTGACAAAAAACTGCTTTTGCAAGAAATGCCCAAAATATTTAACGTTTCAAATGAAGCAGCAAGAAACAGATTAAAAAATTTGAAAATCATTTTGTAAGTCAATATCAGTCGATACAGTGGATAAAAATCCACTGTATTTTAAGGTTATTAAGTTAGCTATTCAGCTTATTCATTAACAAACAAAAGGAGAGATTTTATGATCGAAGGAGATTACATAAAAACACCAAACTTTCATATTACTATGGGAAAACTTTGCGTGGATAATCAAGGAAATCCTGCAATTTCAGTAAAACGAGGGAAAAAGAATGAATATGAGATTGTTCCCATATTCACCTTAATAAATACACTGCTTCAAGCAAAAAAATATATTGAAAATAAATAATTGCTCCAAGTGAGTTGTACCGAATATGAGTTCAGCCGATACGAGCATTCAGATGAAATCTGGATGTGCGTGTCGGCTTTTTCTTTTTTCACCTTTCGTTATTATTATTAGAAAGAACTATATTTTTGTCCCAAGCACGACATTAAACTGCTTATCAATATCCACTTCACCAACTGATCAATGGTGGCTTGAAGGTGTATGTTGATCACAAGTAAATAACACGGCTGCCATTCAAGCTGGTGGCTGCATATCAGAACGGAGATGTTTCCGTCCGGAATGCAGTCAGCTTTGCTATGCCCATTTGCAGCCAGGATTCCTCCGTTCAAAAGAAAACGGAGGAATTTTTTATGGCAAAAATCTATATCAAGTCAATTAATGAGTGGATTGAGACAACCAAAGAAGAACATGACAACTACTACAAAGACATCAACGCTTACAGACGCACACAGCAGAACCACGGTAACTGTATCTGTCCTCGTCAGAAGTACTACTACTGCAACATGGACTGTTACAGTTGCAAATATCATGTTTCAAATGATACGGGCTCGCTTGACTGTACATATGAAGATGAAAACGGAAATGAAACCAGTCTGGTGAATATGATTCCGGATGACGGAAAAGATGCTGAATCTATTGTGACCGACAAACTTTTCCTGAAACTGCTGTTTGAACGATTGGACGAGCTTATGCCGGAGGCAAAGTTGATTGGTGAGCTGCGTCTGAAAGGACAGAACGACAATGCGATCTCTCAGCAAATGAATATGCCCAGAACCACAATGCTTTCCCGCCTGAATAAGGTAAAAAAGATCCTTGAAAAAGAATTTCCGGAAATTTTTGAAATTCTTTCGTCAAAATGATTTTTGCTTTCCATTGAGTTAGTGGAAGGAGGTAAAACACCATGACCAAACAAGAAATTGAACTCGTTGAGGTGCTTATAACAATCAGTATTGTTTCAAAACGCCTCGCACACAATCTTATGAAGGAGGAAAAGACAAATGAGTCAAATCAAGTTACTTCTGGATGTGATTGCAGATATCCGCAGCCTTGGCGACAGCCTCGAAACGCTTGCACAGGCACTCACAGCAAATGAAGTCGGAAATCTTGACGATTACGAGGAGATTTACAATCCTGAAAAGGACGAACCATCCGCTGCTCCTGAACCGGTTACTTTTGTTCAGCTCCGCAGCCGCCTGGCGGAAATTTCCCGTGACGGACACACCAATGAAGTTAAGCTGCTGATTACAAAGTATGGTTCGAACAAGCTGTCGGACGTGCCGGAAAACAAGTACGCTGAACTTCTTGCAGAAGCGGAGAAACTATAATGCCGGATATCCATTCAAATCTCCCGCCCTCATCAAGTGAACGATGGATAAAATGCCCGCCGTCCGCTCTGCTGAATGTTGGCGGGAACACAGGTTCATCATACACACAACAAGGAACAGATGCTCACAGCCTTTGTGAATATAAGGTAAAAAAGGCACTGGGATATAAGGTGCGTGATCCTACAGAAGACCTGACTTTCTTTGATGAGGAAATGGCTGAACATACAGATGCCTATTGTGAATTCATCATGGATCAGATTGCAGATGCAAAACAGAACTGCTCCGATCCTCTGGTTCTTGTAGAACAAAGACTGAACTTCTCCCGCTGGGTGAATGAAAGCTTCGGGACGGCAGACTGTGTAATCGTCGCAGATGGAACAATGTCTGTCATGGATTTTAAATACGGACTTGGTATCCTTATAGATTCTGAAAACAACAGCCAGATGCGAATGTATGCATTAGGTGCATTGGATATATTTGAATGCCTGTACGATATACAAAAAATCCGTATGATCATCTTTCAGCCACGTCGGGATAATATCAGTATCTCTGAAATCACAAAGGACGAATTACTCGCTTGGGCAGATGAAGTTCTTGTTCCTGCGGCGAACCTTGCCGCAAAGGGTGAAGGAGAATTTAAGGCAGGAAAGCACTGTCAGTTCTGTAAGGTGAAAGCACAATGCCGGACAAGAGCTAAATATAACCTTCAGCTCGCAAAATACGACTTTGCTGTTCCCGACACACTTACTCAGAACGAAATCAGTATGATTCTGGATCGTGCTGATACCTTTATTAGATGGATAAATGATGTAAAGGAATACGCATTGGAACAAGCTGTCAGCGGTACATCCTATCCGGGATTCAAAGTAGTGGAAGGAAGGTCAAACCGCAGATATACAAATGACGAAGCAGTAGCAGCTGTGTTAACAGATGCAGGGTATGACCCATTTGAAAAGAAACTTATGGGTATTAATGCAATGACAAAACTGCTCGGCAAAAAAAGATTTCATCATATGCTGGGTTCTCTGATTGAGAAACCACATGGAAAACCAACGCTTGTACCGGAATCGGACAAGCGACCGGCATGGAATACAGCCGGTGACGATTTTAAGGAGGAATAATCATGGCAAAATTCACAAATCCAACAAAAGTAGTTACAGGAAAGAATACTCGTTTCAGCTATCTCATTGTAAACGAACCAAAGGCAATTAACGGCGGTACACCAAAGTACTCCGTTTCTCTCATCATTCCGAAGTCCGATACCATGACTGTTGAGAAGATTCAGTCTGCCATCAGGGCTGCATATGATGAAGGTCAGTCCAAGCTCAAGGGCAACGGCAAGTCTGTACCAACACTTCAGGCAATTAAGACACCTCTCAGAGATGGTGATGAAGAGCGTCCTGATGACGCAGCTTACAAGGGCTGCTATTTCATCAATGCGAACAGTACATCAAAGCCTGGCATAGTCGATGCAGATTGTCAGCCGATTCTTGACACCAGCGAACTCTATTCCGGTATCTATGGCCGTGCATCCATTAACTTCTATGCTTTCAATACCAACGGCAACAAGGGTATTGCCTGCGGATTGAACAACCTTCAGAAACTCCGTGACGGTGAACCGCTCGGTGGTAAGTCACGTGCAGAAGATGATTTCGCTGATTTTGATGATGACGATGACGATTTTCTTTCTTAAATAACTGAAATGTCGGGAGGGCGACTGACGGATATCCGTCCGGGCGGGATGAAAGGAAACTGACTTATGAACCGAATGTTTATTGACCTCGAGACTCGGAGTGCTGCGGATATTACCAAGACCGGTGTATACCGCTATGCCGATTCTCCCTGTTTTGATATACTGCTATTTGCGGTATCCATTGATGATGCACCTGTTCAGGTATACGACCTTGCACAGAATGATATTATTCCTGACAATATTCTTCATGCACTGGCAGATCATAATGTTATGAAACACAGTTTCAATGCTTCCTTTGAACGTGTTTGTATTTCTGTATGGCTCAAACGAAATTATCCGGAACTATTTCATGGATACGGAAACCCTCAGGATTCTGTCAGTGATTATCTTGATCCTGAATCGTGGAGATGCTCTATGGTAGCGTCTGCTTATCTTGGATTACCGCTGACACTCGCCGGTGTAGGTGCTGTTCTGAAACTGGAACAGCAAAAAATGACAGAAGGCAAAGCTCTGATCAGATACTTTTGTGTACCTTATGATACGATTCATGGTGTTCCGAAATTCCGCTCCCCTGCTGATGCACCGGATAAATGGCAGATTTTCAAAGCATATAACAAACGAGACGTTGAAACAGAAATGGAAATTGAAGCTAAAATCTCAAAGTTTCCTGTGCCACAGTCCATATGGGAAGAGTATATTCTCGATCAGAAAATCAATGACAGGGGCATTCAGGTGGATATGCCTTTTGTACAGAATGCCATTCAGATCGGTGATACAGTGAAAAAAGCACTGACGGAAAAATTGTCAGACATTACAGGGCTTGAAAACCCAAATTCTGTACAGCAAATGAAAAACTGGATGTCTGAAAGCGGTCTGGAAATGCAGTCACTGGGGAAAAAGGAGGTGCAGGAGCAACTGTTAACCGCACCTGCCCATATCCGTGAAGTATTGCAGCTTCGTCAGCAAACATCAAAATCATCAGTAAAGAAATATACTGCCATGCAGAATGCTGTATGCCATGATCATCGTGCAAGAGGAATGTTCCAGTTCTATGGTGCCAATCGCACAGGTCGGGAAGCAGGCCGCATCATACAATTGCAAAATCTTCCTCAGAATCATTTGCCTGACCTGGAAGAAGCACGGGATCTTGTTCTTTCAGGAGATATCGATGCCCTGGATATGCTGTATGAGGACATTCCGGATACACTTTCACAACTGATCCGTACTGCATTTATTCCCAAAAAAGGTTATCAGTTTATTGTGGCAGACTTTTCTGCAATCGAAGCAAGAGTGATTGCCTGGCTTGCAGGTGAAACATGGCGTATGGAAGCTTTTGCCAGAGGAGAAGATATTTACTGTGCATCAGCATCCAGAATATTTGGTGTTCCTGTTGTAAAGCACGGCGAAAACGGACATCTGCGTCAAAAAGGCAAGGTGGCAGAGCTGGCTTGCGGATACGGTGGTTCTGTCGGTGCAATGAAAGCTATGGGCGGTTCCAATATGTCCGATGCGGAACTAAAGCAGATCGTTACTGACTGGCGTGAGGCTTCTCCGCATATTGTACAGCTGTGGCGGAACGTTGAGGCGGCAGCAATGAAAGCTGTCAGGCAGAAAACATCAGCAGAAACGCATGGTATTATATTTTCCTATGAGTCCGGCTTCCTGTTTGTACATCTTCCGGGCGGCAGACGACTTGCATATGTAAAACCTCGCATCGGAGAGAACTGTTTCGGCGGTGAATCGATCACCTATTGGGGTGTCGGCACATCGAAAAGATGGGAACGTCTTGAAACATATTCCGGTAAGCTGGTGGAAAACATTGTTCAGGGAATTGCCCGTGATTTGCTGTTCTACAGCATGAAAACGTTATCAGACTGCTTTATTGTCGGACACATCCATGACGAAATGATCATCGAATGTACCAAAGATACTTCCCTGTCAGATATCTGCGAACAGATGCCAGTTACCCCTGAATGGGCAGATGGTCTGCTTCTTCGTGCTGATGGATATGAATGCAATTTTTATAAAAAAGATTAGTCAAAATGAATTTTGATTTCCATATATAAATAGAAATATTACGCTCTGAAAGGAATTACTTATGGCAAACAAGTTTAACAGTGAGGGCTATTACAGCCCCACAGAATTCGAAGTATTTACAAAAATAGAAAAGGAAGAGGCGGCTGTGCGAAAAGCTGCCAGTTTCCGACCAATCGTATATATTTGTTCTCCCTATGCCGATAACATATATGATAACATTCTGAAAGCACGAAAGTACAGCCGCTTTGCAGTTGACTGTCATTTTATCCCCTTTCCCCCACATCTGTTGTTTCCACAGTTTATGGATGATACAACCGAAAGAGATACTGCTGTCTTTATGAACATGGTTATGCTCAGCAAATGTCATGAACTGTGGGTGTTTGGTGATGTGATTTCAGACGGAATGAAGACAGAAATTGACAAGGCAAAGAAGAAAAACATGAAGATCCGTTATTTCACAGAGAAATTGGAGGAAGTATGCAGATAACACTTTTTCAGGCAGACTGTCTGTATCAGCCTGCAAACTGTCAATATCCACACAAAATGGTGATTACATCAAAAACAGATATGGCTAAGCTGCAAAGCCGTGATCACGTCTGTGCGGAGTACAAAAACAATTATCGCAGCAACAACAATTTCATAGTATCTGATAACATTCCTATGGATTGTGACAATGAACATACGGAAAATCAGGATGAGTGGATTACAGAAGAAGAGCTGGATGCAATATTTCCCGATGTCGGATATATTCTTGTATTCAGCCGCAATCACATGAAATCAAAGGATGGAAAAGCAGCACGACCTCGCTTTCATGTATATTTTCCAATTCATGTAACCAGTGATGCAGACAGCTATGTTGCATGCAAGCATAAGATTTTTTCAGCATATCCCTTCTTTGATGATAACGCTCTCGACGCTGCCCGTTTTCTGTATGGTTCACCCGGCAGCAGCATTATCTGGCATGAAGGCAGTCTGACAATTGATGATTATCTGACACTGATGTCAAAAGCATCAATTCCACAGGGACGTCGTAATGCTGCTATGTCACATTATGCAGGAAAAATTCTGAAAAGGCTTGGAGAAACTGAGAAAGCATATCGGAAATTCCTTGAAAAATCACAGGAGTGTGAACCCCCGCTTGAACAGAATGAACTTGATAAAATATGGGCAAGTGCCTGCAAATTCTACAAAAAGATCTCATCTTCTCCCGATTATATTCCACCTGATGAATACGGCAACGGCACTCTAAAACCGGATGATTTTTCTGATATTGGTGAAGCAAGGACTTTTGCAGCAGTATATGATGGTGAGGTTTGCTATACAGAAGCGACCGGATTTCTTCGTAACAATGAGATTTACTGGATGGAATCCAGACAGCGACCGATTGCGGCGATGATGGAACACACAGATGCACAGCTTGAAGAAGCCGGGAATATGATTGAGGCGTCTTATGAAAAGTTAGAATCCCTTGGTATTTCCCGTGGACAAGCTATGGCAGGCGGAAAAAAGCTTCTGGAAGCTATGAATTCTGATCAGGCAGATGCGTATGCCGAATTGCAGAGCAATAAGTCTTACTATGCTTTTGTTATGAAATGCCGTAATATGAAAGGGTTAAAAGCTGCAATGGAAGCAGCAATGCCTCTGCTTGAAAAGCAGCCGGACGAACTGGACAGCAATCCTTTTCTCCTGAACACACCTTCCTGTACATTGAATCTGACAGAAGGTCTTTCGGGTATGCAGGAACACAATCCGGAAGATTATATCACAAAAGTCACTGCTGTGTCCCCTGATGACATCGGTGCAGATATATGGAACGATACACTTAACCTTATTTTCTGTGATGACAAAGAGCTGATTAAATATGTTCAGCGGATCGTCGGAATGGCAGTAATCGGAAAGGTGTATATTGAAGCACTGATTATTGCATATGGAGAAGGGCGAAATGGTAAGTCTACATTCTGGAATGCAATTGCACGGGTGCTTGGAAGTTATGCAGGTAATATGTCTGCGGATACCCTAACAGTAGGATGCAAAAGAAATGTAAAACCTGAAATGGCAGAACTGAAAGGAAAACGCCTTATTATTGCAGCGGAACTGGAAGAAGGTATGAGACTGAATACCAGCGTGATAAAACAGCTCTGTTCAACGGATGCAGTCTATGCCGAAAAGAAATATAAAGCACCATTCAGCTTTATCCCCAGCCACACACTGGTTCTTTATACCAATCACCTTCCGAAGGTTGGTGCTTCTGATGCAGGAACATGGCGAAGACTGATTGTTATTCCGTTTCATGCCAGAATCGAAGGTGACAGCGATATTAAGAATTTTGCGGACTATCTTGTTGACCATGCAGGCGGTGCAATTCTGAAGTGGATCATTGAAGGTTCACGCAAAATAATCGCAGAAGGCTTCAATATGAAACCTCCCAAAGTTGTGTGTGATGCTGTAGCTGATTATCGTGAAAACAATGACTGGCTTGGAAAATTTCTGAACGAGAACTGCATCATGGATGCGTCATATCAGGAAAAATCCGGTGAGCTGTATAAAGCGTATCGTATTTACTGCATCAATATGCATGAATACACCCGCGGAACCGGAGATTTTTATGCGGCTCTGGAACAGGCAGGGTATCGAAAGAAGAAAACCAAGACCGGCATCATCATCCACGGGCTTATGCTGAAAATGGATGATTTTGCCGAAGATATGAGCTTTTTAGACTAAAAGGTGCAGGTGTTGCAGGTCTTATCATAAAGTTATATATATAGATTTTTTTGAAAAAAACACTATATAGAAAGTTATAGAAACGACCTTCTACACCTGCACCCGAAAGGGTAAAACATGAGAGAAAAGAACGTAGAATCAGCATTTATCGATGCTGTAAAAGAACAAGGCGGACTGGCATTGAAGTTGGTCTCCCCCGGCTTTAACGGGATGCCCGACCGCCTGGTGATATTTCCCGGTGGAATTATTGCATTTGTTGAAGTGAAAGCACCGGGCAAAAAGCCGAGAGCGTTACAGCTTTCAAGACACAGACTGCTGAAACAGTTCGGCTTCAGAGTTTATACTCTGGATAAGATTGACGATATTGGAGGAATGATTGATGAAATACGAACCACATGATTATCAGAAATTTGCTGTTGATTTTATTGAAACGCATCCGCAGGCAGCCATATTGATCGGATGCGGATTAGGAAAAACCAGCATCACACTCACTGCACTGAACGATCTGATGTTTGACAGATTTGAAGTAAAAAAGCCGTTGATTATCGCTCCCATTCGTGTCTGCCGCAACAGCTGGGCAGCAGAAATTGAAAAATGGGATCATCTGTCCAATCTGACTTACAGTCTTGTACTTGGCACAAGCAAAGAACGTCTTGCAGCCCTGCAGAAAAAAGCTGACCTCTATATCATCAATCGTGAAAACGTACAGTGGCTTATTGAACAAAGCGGAGTAGCCTTTGACTTTGATATGGTTATTATTGATGAAATGTCCTCTTTCAAGAACCACCAGTCAAAAAGATTCAGGGCACTCCGAAAAGTACGCCCTTTTATAAAACGAATTGTAGGGCTTACAGGAACACCCTGCAGCAATGGACTTCTTGATTTGTGGGCACAGTTTCGCCTGATCGACAAGGGAGAACGTTTAGGAAAACAGATCGGACAGTATCGTAATGAATATTTTACTCCTGACTGGAACGGATTCACCTATACATTAAAGCATGATGCTGACAAAAAAATCTATCATAAAATATCGGATATCAGCATTTCCATGAAAACAACAGACCACTTAAAAATGCCGGAACTGATGTCTGTATCTGTTCCCGTATATCTCAGCTATGATGAACTGCAAACATATGAGGAAATGGAAAAGCAGTATACGTTGCCGTTGTTAAATTCAGAAATCACAGCCGCCAATGCTGCGGTTCTCTGCGGAAAGCTCATACAGCTGACAAGCGGATGCATTTATGATGATAACGGTAATAAAGTAGTTATCCACAGCCGAAAGCTGGATGCTCTTGAAGATCTGATTGAGGCGGCAAATGGAAACCCTGTCCTGATCGCTTACTGGTATAAACACGAACGTGAACGTATTATAAAACGATTTAATGCCCGTGAGATTAAAACCGATGCTGACATCCGTGACTGGAATCATGACAAGATCCCGATCGCACTTCTGCAGCCGAGTGCAGCAGCACATGGCCTGAATTTGCAAGATTCATCCGGAAATACAATCATCTGGTATACAATTCCATGGTCACTGGAACTCTACCAGCAGACCAATGCAAGACTCTGGCGTCAGGGACAAAAAGCTGAGTCCGTTGTGATACAGCACCTGACAGTACAGAATACCATTGACGAGGAAATCATGACCGCTCTGGAAAACAAAGATAAAACACAGTCGGCAATGCTTCATGCAGTGAAAGCGAGGTTGAAATAAATGAACGGATATCAGCATCTTGCAAATGCAATTATATTGACAGCATATAGCGATTACCGAACAGTACTAAAAGACTTGAAAAAATATCCCCGAAATGAAGATCGTCTTCAGGAAATAAAAATCCTCGAACGTTTCTTCTGTTCAGGCTGGTATGAGATGCTGACGACCATAAACGCAGAATATATTACAAATAAAATCAAGGAGGAAGTCTGGAATGGATGCCAGGGAAATGTTGAATCTTCCAACAAAATATAAGCATATCATCAATATGAGAATCACAAATGCCCACGAGATGTACGTTCAGCTGACCTCCCCTTCTATGCACTATGGTGACCGGATCGGCTCTCCTGGCAGCAGAAACAATACAGGCTTTGTAAGTGGTCTGGACAGAATCGATGCATACAACGAAGAAACAGAAAAATTGAAGGCTGAGTACGTTGCAGTCAATCATAAAATTGAAAACTGTATTTTTCATCTTGAAAATCTGATGGAACAGCAGATACTGACTGACCTTTTCCTGCATTTCAAAACACAAAGAGAAACCGCTGCCAAATACAATTATTCACAAAGACAGATTCAGAGAATCCGTGATGCCGGAATTGAACATCTGGATGAAATCCTGAAAAAGCACCCCCCCATGACAGATTTTGATACGCTTTAAAAGATGTCGGGAAATGTCGTTCAATGTCGCTTGATTTTCGTTTTGATATGTGGTAAAATAATACTATAGAAAATTATACATAACCGTTGGATAAAACCAGCGGTTATTTTTATACCCTGACGGAGGTACAGTATGAAAGCAAGAGAATATCTAAGAACAATTCAGAAGCTTGAAAGCGAAACCAAGGAATGTTATGGACAGGCGGAATACCTGAAGAACGCCATTAACAACCTCTCAAATCAGAATGCCATTGAAACCGTTGAGGAACTTATCGTTGACCTTATGGACGAGGCGTCTGATTACGCAATTCATCGTGTTCATCTGATAAATGAACTCTTAAACGTTGATGATCCAATGCAGCATACGCTTCTCCATTACCGCTACTGCCTCGATTACAGCTGGCATAAGATTGCTTACAAGCTGAAAGCAAGCGTAGGATTTGTGAAGAATCTTCACGGCGAAGCATTGAAGTCACTTGACAAATATCTTGAGGAATGTTGCAATGCCGAAGAAGAGTAAACACCCTTGTGGTTACCCTGGCTGTCCACAGCTTATTGATGCAGGACAAAGATACTGCGAGAAACACAAACAGCCTGACAGACCGTCAGCTGCAAAGCGTGGTTACAACAGCAAGTGGCAGAGGCTTAGCAAAGCGTATCTCCGCAAGCATCCAATGTGTGTACGTTGCTTGCAGCAAGGACGATATGTTCCTGCAACAGTGGTCGACCATATCATTCCGCACCGTGGCAACCCGGTTTTGATGTGGGACGAATCCAACTGGCAAGCCTTATGTAAGCCGTGCCATGATAAAAAGACCGGCAATGAGGACAGCAGACCTGTTTACTCCTATTAATTTCGATTTTCTCCTAAAAACACTATACTTTTAGGAGAAAAATAGCCACGGGGGGTATAAAAACCTCTAAAAATGGACAAAACATTGACCGGTGGCCCCTCTCACGCACAAAATTCAATATTCAAACACCCGATTGACCCCCTGAATATTAAAACATTAGAAAATACCGATAAACCTGCTTTTGCTGACTTTTAAGTCAGCATTTTTTATGCCCGATTTTACAATTTTTGTTTGAATTTCTTTGATTTTTCGGAGGTGATGACATCATGGCGAAAGACGGTACAAACCGAGGCGGTGCAAGACCTGGGGCGGGCAGACCGAGAAAGGCTCTGACTGAGAAAATTGCTGAGGGAAAAACTGCGGAAGTTATGATGCAGCCGACGGATATGGAATCCACTGAAACACCGCCTGTTCGTGAATTTATGCAGGAACTACAGCGTGACGGTACAAAACTTCTCGCAGATGATGTGTACACCGAAACTTACCAATGGCTGAAAGAACGCTCCTGTGAAAAAATCGTCAGCCGCCAGCTGGTAGAACAATATGCCATGAGCATTTCCCGTTGGATTCACTGCGAGCAGATCGTCACAAAATATGGATACATTTCAAAGCATCCCACAACGGGTGCGGCGATCGCCTCTCCCTATGTAGCGATGTCACAGAACTACATGAAACAGGCAAATCAGATCTGGAATCAGATTTTTCAGATCGTGAGGGAAAATTGTTCTGTGGAATTTCAGGGCAATCCGCAGGAAGATATTATGGAAAAATTGCTGAGAAGCAGAAAGTGAGAAATACATGAAAGCAGATGTTCAATTCTGGAGAGAACTGAAACAGCAGAGAAATAACATGACCAAACAGCAATACCGCACGATAAAAGGACAAGCTATCAAAGGCAATATGGATGCTGCCCGAAAAGGTATGCTCAGAATCCAGCAGAGGAGGAATTACAGATGACCACAACTACAGAATTTCAGCTTGTTGACATCAACAAGTTAGTGCCTTATGCCAACAATGCCAGAACCCACAACAAGGAACAGCTCCTGAAACTTCGCTCCTCTCTGAGAGAGTTTGGTTTTGTGAATCCTGTCATTATTGACCGGGAATACAATGTGCTGGCTGGACATGGACGCATTATGGCGGCAAAGGCAGAAAATATTTCAGAAGTGCCTTGTGTATTTGCCGATCACCTGACAGAAGCACAGAAGAAAGCATTTATTCTTGCCGACAATCGTATGGCATTGGACGCCGGCTGGGATGAAGAATTGCTCGCCGTAGAAATGGAAGAATTGCAGAATCTTGGCTTTGACCTTGGTCTGACCGGATTTAATGAAAAAGAAATCGCTGACCTCTTTGCAATTGACAGCGATGAAGCGAAAGAAGATAATTTCGATGTAGATGCAGAACTGGAAAAGCCCTGCAAATCTAAAACCGGCGACATCTGGCATCTTGGAAAACATACAGTCATCTGCGGAGATTCCACTTTGCCTGAAACATTCAATGCGTTGCTTGGTGATACAAGAGTAAACCTTGTCTGTACAGATGCACCATATTTTGTGGACTTGAATAGCTCATCAGGAAAAATTAAAAACGACAACCTGAATGATAAGGAAGCCTACGAATTCCTTATGAAAGTGTTCAAAAATCTACATGAGTATATGCAGAGAGATGCGAGTTTCTATGAATTCTATGCCACTTCAAAGGCAAGAATTTTTCACGATGCTTTTGAAGATGCAGGCTTTAAGGTTGGTGCGGGTCTTGTCTGGAAAAAGGACAGGCTTGTGCTTACAAGAACTGACTGGAAATATATCCATGAGCCTATTATTTTTGGCTGGAAGAAAGACGGTAAGCATAACTGGTACGGAGATCAGAAACAGGTAACTGTATTTGAATTTGACCGTATTAAAAACAGCAAAGAAGACGGCTGCGGACATCCTTCAAGCAAGCCTGTTCCGCTGATTGCTTATCTTATCGGTTTATCAACGCAGACGAATGCTTTAGTGCTTGATTGCTTTTTAGGTTCAGCATCTACGCTTGTTGCCTGTGACCAGCTTGACAGAATTTGTTACGGCATAGAGTTTGAACCGAAGTTTGTTGATGTAGCCGTTGAAAGGTACACAAAACTCCATGACGGAAATTCCGATGATGTGTATTTGATTCGGGATGGGAAGCGAATGGAATATTCGGAAGTAGAGGTGTCAGATGCGTAACCTCACCCTTGGCAGCCTCTTTGACGGCAGCGGCGGTTTTCCACTTGCCGGACTGCTGGCAGGCATTGTGCCTGTCTGGTCTTCTGAAATTGAACCGTTTGCCATTCGTGTGACAGAAAAACGGCTGCCGCAGGTACAACACTTCGGCAATATCAGCGGACTGCATGGTGCAAAGCTGCCGCCTGTGGACATCATCACCTTTGGGAGTCCATGCCAGGATATGAGCATCGCCGGAAAAAGAACCGGTCTGAACGGCAGCCGTTCTTCGCTGTTTCACGAAGCAATCCGTATCATCCGAGAAATGAGGTGTGCAAGCAATGGCAAATATCCAAGATACATCGTTTGGGAAAACGTCCCCGGAGCATTTTCCTCCAACGGCGGAGAAGATTTCCTCTGTGTCCTCGAAGCCATCTGTTCGGTCAAAGACAGCCGCATTTCAATTCCTCGACCTGCGGGAAAATGGACAAAAGCCGGAGAGATTTTGGCAGAATCCTATTCCCTCGCATGGCGAGTTCTTGATGCACAATACTGGGGAGTGCCCCAGCGAAGAAAACGGATCTTTCTTGTCGCAGATTTTGACGGAGCAAGTGTCGGAAAAATACTATTTGAGTCCGAAGGCTTGTCAGGGTATTCTGCGGAGAGCCTCCGTGCGTGGCAAAGAACTCCCGGAAGTGCTGCGGACAGCTTTGGAACGGCAGGCTTGTGCTTGTGTGACCAGGGCGGAGAACGCATAGACATTCTGAAAGAACGCACTGCCACCCTTCGGGCAGAAGCCCATCATCCGCCTTGTGTACTGGAAAATCATCCTGCTGACAGCCGGCTTCAGATCTCTGAGAACGGAAAAGTACAGACACTGACTTCCAGATGCGGAACAGGCGGCGGAAATGTTCCGCTGTTGATGGATACACCGAAAACACTGAAGATTCGCTGTGGAAAAGCCGGCGGTGGAAAAGGCAGTCTGATACAGGAAAACAAATCTGCTACGCTGTCCTGCAACAATGACCAGACGGTATTTCAGCCGAAAGCATACGGCATCAGTTCCTTTTCCAGCAATGCCATGCTTTCCGGTAATCCGCACAGCGGCATTTATGAGGCAGATACTTCCCGTACTTTGGACACCAGCGACCAGTCACCAGCAAAAAACCAAGGCGGTATTGCTGTGCTGGAAAGTTATGCTTTGCAGGGCTCAATGATCGGTCGGTCTGACCAAAACGGACCACAGGGCGGCGGTGTCAACAAAGAGGTCGCTTTCACTTTGAATGCTACCGACCATCATGCAGTGTATGCTGCTTCTACGGGAAATTTCAGCAGTGCATTTCGGGAAACGACCCCTACACTGCTGGCACGGGACCACAAAGACCCCAGTATCGTTTCCGGCGGTTATGCGGTTCGCAGACTGACACCGCAGGAATGTGCAAGACTGCAGGGATTTCCGGATCAGTGGTG